AGGTTGTGCGGACTACGCCTTGACCAGCATCAACCAAGAAGCCAAGCAGCTGGAATAGCACGGCACTTGGCGGGTTGTAAGGCATTGGCATCAGCATCTTGCGGATGTCGTCTTGGCCAAATGATCCTTCTATCTCCTTGACCTCAGTTGGATCAACGCGGTCTGTCTGACCACCTGTTCCTGACTTAAGCTTCAAGAGTCCTGGGAAGTTGTTGATGTGGGCTGAGTCAAGCAGCGCTCTCAATGCGCCTGTTGCGCCAGCTGACAAGCCGCCAATCATGTGGGTCAGGCCAATGGGGTAAGCACCACGCCATGGCACAAATGGGAACTCGACCATCCAAACCATTTCCTGCTTGGTATCGTCGTCTTCTTCCCAGTTGCGATAGATGGACAAGATGCTTTGTGTGCCCTTGTCAATGCTGATGATATATGGGGCCAGGCCGTAGTCGTCGCCGAGGTCATGAATGATGTAGCACTCGAACACGGTGCGCAGACCATCGACGTTGTAGCTATCAGCCTGTCGGCCTTCGATCTTGTTGTTTGCTTTTTCAGACTTAGATTCGTCTGGCGTTTGTGGGCTGACCATGATGTCAACGTCCATGTACATACCAGACTGAATGCGCTTCTGATACTCAATGCGAGTGATGTACTGCACATGAGTCTTGCGCTCAGATGAATAGAAGTTAGTCGCTGCGAACGGCAAGTAGACGTCATCAATCGCAACGAACTGAGAGATGGGACGCTTCTTGTTGGTATCCCAGTTCAACTTCAGGTACTGACCGCCACCCAATGGAAGCTGCGTGGACAGTTGCTCAAGCTCAGACCGGAACTCGGACATCTGCTTGGTCATCTGGAAGTTCATGTACTTGGTAACGCGATCGGCCTTTTGCTGCTTGTCAAGCGTTACTTCACCAATGATCTTGTCTTTAGCAGGACCGTCAGGTGGGAATAGTTCTTTCATGGCCCGTGCGGAGAAGTCCACGCAAGCTTGAGTCAACATCGGGTGCACGACCTTGCTGGCTCCAGTGAACGATGCGCCGCCTGGGGCATCATCACCAAGGCCTGTACGACGCAGACCTTCTTCGTATTGCTCATCGCGCTTCTTGCGGGCTTCTTTGTCTTTTTCTAAGATGTCGCAAAGCTCAGAGCCGAGGTTTGCCAGCTCCCAGCTTGGCATCGTCTCAGCCAGGTTTGCGTAGAACTCTGACTCGGCAGGTGTTGGTGAGTCATCAAGCGTGACCATTGCGCCACCGTCATCCGTGTCACGGACCTTGGAGTCATCCTCAACCTCGTACATCTCGCCGTATTCTTGTTCGTTTTCAGCCATTCAATGCTCCGGTTAGATCGCGTATGGGTTCACAGGCCGGACCTTAATGTCCCGCTCAACCTTGTCTTCAGCTTTTCTGGTGACTGACAGGCTATTGCGGTCAGCCAGCAATCTAAGTGCTTGGGTCGTTGAATCCACAAAGTCATCATGCTTGATTGAACCCTCACCATGGAAGCTGCACAACTGCGAGATTAAAGGATCAGCCCAAGAACGTGGGTTCCCAGGCCGTTTATCAGATTCTACAACCCAAATGAATCCATGTGCAAATAAATGTGAGACCGCGTGAAGCCGCTGAAGCTTATCTGCGCGGCCAGGATTGTATGGATAGGCGAGGATGTCCTCACGGGCCAGCATCTGACGCAGGCTGATGCCTGATCCTTTGTCCTCGATGATCATCAGGTCAGGCGACTTGCCACCGAACATGGACTGCTTTGGCCCAATCAAGGGCTTGATCATTGGCTTGAAGTCCTCGTCACCGTACCTGACCCCCCATTCCTTCTTGACCCGTTCGATCAGGGCAGGCAGGCCCAGGTGATCTTGCCAGCAGTCAAGCAGCAAGAAGGCTGGCTTTTTCTCGTGGCGGAAGACACCCCAGACCGAGCACGCGGTTGGATCAGGGTCATGGCTCTTGCGGTCAATGGACTTCTCCGTGAACGCCGTGTCAAGGCTCATGACGATGTAGTCTAGGGCAGGCAAGGCTTTGTCGGCTGGCCAGAGCTTGAACCAGCTTCGCTTGATGATGCCGGTCTCTTCGGGGTCAATAACCTCTGCATGGATCTCTTGGCGACCGAGCTGGGTTCCCTCGTACTGTGTGATCTCAGCAAGGAAGGACTTGGCAAGGTTAGCTGCATTGTCATACGTGGATCCCCTGGTGACATGGACGCGGCTGTCCTTCTTGGCTGCATCCTTGATAAGCTTGCGGACCAGCTCAATTGGCTTTGGAGTCGTGGTGATGATGGCCCGTGGATCTTCGCCCAGGCGGAGACCGAACCGCATCATGTCCCATGTCTCGTCAACGTATTGCCAAGCTGCCAGCTCATCGCACCAAACTCGGTGGAACTGAGGACCACGCAGTCGGCTAGGTTCCTCGGCTGAGAAGCCACGGATCGATGATCCATTCTTCAGGGTGATCTCACCAATAGATCGGTTGTAGTTGTCAATCAGGTAATGCGGGATGACCCCCATGATACCAGAGTCGCCCTCGAAGCACACGCCCCTAATATCCCCTGACGTTGGGGCAATAACTCCGCAGCGAACCCCAGGATTGTCCGCAGCATAGCTCGAGATGTCTTCTGCTCCGGTCCTGGTCTTGCCAAAGCCGCGTCCAGCCAAGATCAACCAGATGCCCCAATCTCCTGGCGGCGTCATTTGCTGCTCACGAGCCGTGGCTTTCCATTTAAGCTTCCAGGCTATATGGGCCAAGTCCTCTAGTTCCAGGCTAGCAAGGCTAGATTGGATTGTTGTTAGCTCTGTCTTAGACAGAATCATTTGCCGCCAGCGTTCAACTTGCCGATGAGGTCGGTGATCTGACCGACAAGCTCAAGCCTTGCTTCAATGGGCCCGCCATCAGGTCCTGAGATCTCGACGGACCGCTTCTTGGCGTGACCATACTGAACCAGTTCCTTCATGCAGTCCTTGCGGACCAAGAGGTCGTGGTTAGGGTCGAAAGCCATCTCTGCCAAGGCCTCGAGTGGATCACCGTGCTTCTCGATGATGCGTTCAAAGATCTCTTGGCGCTTGACGTCGCGCTTGTTAGGACTGCCGGGCTTGCGGCCGGATCCAGCAGGTTTAACACCTTTTTGAAATGGCATTGCAGTGCTCCAATGTTTCTAAATTTTTTCTATTTTAGATTAAATCACGAACCGCGTAAACAGGGAACTTTCAAAATCCCTATAGATGATATTTTTAGGCTATACAAAGAGGTTTAAAACTTTCTTTTATTGTCTTCGCGGCATCTCCTGTTTTGATACGAGTGAACGAGTCTATTTCTATAAATAACTAACTTGAATTAGTCCTCTTTGTATAAGGAAGAAAAAACATATATAGTATTTTTGGCTCGCCAGGGCATACGGTATCACTTTTGATCTACATGACCATGATTATTTTGCAATTAACCGATACAACCTGAATAATTCTATGATAAAATTGCATTTTAATTTTACAAGGAGCGAGCACATGGGTCGTCCTATCGAACCAACTTCACCATTAGACATTGACACCGTGCAGCTATTGCTGTGGGTCAGTGAGTATGGAACTGGGCAGCCGAACATCGGTCGCCTCTATGACCGCGAGGCTTCAGAAGGCATGGACCTAGGTCGCGGTACCTTTTACGGAGCCATCAAGGGTCGCAAGGTCACTAGAGATACCACTGACAAGATAGACGAGTTGATCGCTATTCGAGGATGGAGGTCCAAGTGGACTGAGCACCTGCGAGAGGACCACAAGAATCGTGTTATCCAAGCCTTCAACAAGGAATGGACTAGCTGCTCCGTGTGCGGTCATGCTTGCAGCAATTGTGGAGCAGCCAAGTCTGAGAAGCGTAGGAAGGCGGTCTTTGCATACCTCAAGATGGATCCGGCTGACCTTGGCTGCAAGGTGCGTGACGACGAGGCATAAAAAAATAGGGCCACAAGGGCCCTAAAAGGAGTAACCGGCAACTGCTATTGTCGGCTGTTCTATTCTACTGCGTCAGGCCTGTCTTTTCTTCCATCGGCGGCAAATCTCTTGAGCTTCCTTGCTCTTTTTATTCTTGCGGTCGCACATCTCGCTGATTGAATCGTCCCTGGCCTTTATCCGTAGCTGCTGCGCCGTAGGCGGCTGGGGCGGATCTGGTGGCAGCAGGCCACTGATCCCAGCCACGCTGAAGATGACGCCAAGGACCAGCCGGTCAATCATGTTTTCTTCTCAAGTGTAGCCAACCGATCACCCAACTCGCGTATCAGCCTGCGGGCAATGGCCAGTTCGTCCATGAGTTCAGTGATGGTCTTTGAATACTCGGTGTCAAGGACTTTATCTATTTCCAGTTTACCAAGGAGCTTGTCTAGCTCGTGGCGATTAACGATTACGTAGTCGTCAACCGCACTCATTGGCCTCGGTTCATGCGTCTGTACGCCAAGCAGTTTACTTACCCAGTTCTTCATTGTCGTCCTCCTCAGGTGGTTCGTTAAGTACCTCTTCACCGCAGCAGCTACTGACCTCGACCATCTTCACGTCAACGCCGGTAGCTCCCCAGTATTCATAGGCTCCAATGCCCTCGTCAATCTCGTCGACGTCGCATTCTTGTTTGCAAAATGAGCAATATTTTTCCATGATCTGTCGTTTCCTCCATCCTGTTGCTGCCATTCGAATGTCCTCCGCTGTTGTACCGTTAAAAGCCATCTTAGCGGACAAACAGGCATTCGTTCTGATGCCTGATCCCTTTTGCGTCTACATAAGTCTCGCCGCAGCCGACCATCCACTCTGCAAATAAGACCGCCAAAAATACTCCAAAGACCGTGGCTACAAGTACGTCTAGTAAGATTTTCATGCCGCCTCCTTGTGAAAGATGACCTGCAGTATGTGCTTTAAGTCGCTGACGCCGCCATTGCAGTAATGCAGGTTGCCGTGCTTGCGATACTTCGCTTGTACCGAATGGTTGATGAACTTAGTCATGAGGATCGTATGGTCCTTGTGAAATGTATAGTGACTCAGGGCTTGTTCAGCCGTGACAAAGGTGAAGTCAAGGTCTGGCCGATGTGTCTTGATCGTATCAACTTGGCTGCCATTCAGGCCTACAACCAAGACGGTGGATCGCCGGACCCTTGCCTCCTTGCGGCGGATGGTCAGCTTCTCAAGCTCGTCTAGCCACTCAGTGCCAAAGCCTTGCTCAGCAGCAGGCGCAGGTTCAGGAGTCTCTACCGGTGCCTTAAGCTTCTCAAGCACGCGATCCGTGATGGCGTCGACAAGCAACTCAAACAGGTTGCCAAGAGTGTCTATCTTAAGGGGTGGCGGCTCAGGAGCCACTGGCACGACAATCTCTATCTTCTTAGGTGCCGGAGCATTGACCTTGTTGCGATGTTCTTCAGCCATCTTGCGGGCTTCTGCCATCATGGCCTTGTAGGTGAAGACACGTTGGTCAGTGATGATGTGCCGACGTTCGTAAGGTATGACCTCCTCTTGGGCGTGTCGCAGCAAGCCCTTGTTGCTCATCGTGGGGGTCACGAAGCAGATGTCGATCATGCAGTCGCGCAGCGCGCGCTTCTCTTCTTTTGTCCAAACTATTCTCATGCTGCCTCCAATTTTCTAAAGTATTTGTAGGGAAGGCCAAGGCAAAAGCAGAGATATTCCTCATCTCCGTTGGTTTGCTCAGCCTCGTGGAACCAACGAAGGGCCGTCTCGCGGTCATTAGCTCCCATCTTGATGAAAGACTTGACTTGCTCTTCAAATCGAACGACAGCAGCCTCTTCTGCTTGCTTACGCTGCAAGCACTCTTCTTCAATGATCTTGCCAAGAACAGCAAACTCAGCGTCAAAGGCAGCCAGTGTCCAGCTGCTTGTGTCAATACCGCGTGGACGGTGGCCGTAAGCATCCTTGTACATGTCCCAATAAGTGCATTGCGCCTGCTCTAAGGGAGTCATGTTTTCCCAGCTTGTAAGTTCGCTCATGATTAGATCTCCTCTTGTTGTACGACGATCTTGTAGCCAAGTGACTTGATCGCGTTGATGGTGGTTGACTTGAGTGTCTTGGTGCCAGCAATGTTGGCAAAGATTATGGCAGTCTCGCAGACTGGATAGATGGTCTTTTGACCGTAGACGGATGTGATGCGCACAGTGATTTCCATGATCATCTCCTTAAGCTGATTGGCTAACGATTTCAACCAACGTATCGTCAGCCAAGTAGCGACGATGCTTTTCTTCTTGATAGTCAAACAAGCCATGCTTGTTGAGATAGATCTGCTTATCAGAATTGCGCCACATCCAGCCGATGTGATGATAAACAGCGCGGCCTCCAACAATCTTGAAAGCAACATTTTCAGGCAACTCGCCTTCATCTTCTAGCTTGTAGAGATCAATCAATTGCATCTTCATGATCATCTCCTTAAGCTGCGGTTTGTTGTTGAACGACAAGCTTGAAGCACTCTTTCATGCACGCGTTAAATGCGCGCTGCGAGCATTCGCTGTAATCCAGACCAGAGCAATCCATCTCATGCTGAATCTTAAGTGCAGTCTCTGCATCGACTTTGCACTTGGCCATAATTTCACGAGTAACGTAGTTCATGATAACCTTTCTTCTTTCTTAGCGCGGCGAGATTGCCGTGCATGAGTTGTATTCTAGTGCGAAACTACGCACTGCGCGCATTCTTTGCAAAATATTTACTAGGACATATACTAGTATATAATTGTACGCACTGCTGCAGTACGTAGTAAAATGTGGCTTGAAAGGAGTTACCCATGCGTGTAGCTATAGCAAAAAAGATCGCCGGAGAGAACGGCATGAGCCTCGAGTACGACAACGGTATGCGTCTGTATATCCTCAAGGACAAGGAACAAGGCTGGCCAGACCAGTTCTTTCCTGGCAGCGCGCTGCGTACAATGGCCAATGATGTATTCATGCAGTTCTTCCTGCGAATCAAGGATTGAGTTTCGGGGATGGTAGTTTGTAGGTTAGCTCTTGCAAGACGAAGTGAAGCGCGTTAAGCCCTACCATCCCCACCCTCTTAGCTTAGCCATTCTTTCCACTCGTCGCCAAGTACCTTAGACGACAGCATCTTCTTCTCACGTAAAGCCTTGACGATCTTCTCGTCCACTGACTTCCTGCAGATTAAGTCAACGTAGGTCACTGCATGCTTCTGCCCAATCCTATGCGCACGATCCTCTGATTGCAGCCTATGTTCTAGGTTGTAGCTGTTGCTGTAGTAGACCACGTTAGTTGCAGCTGTCAGCGTGATACCAAAGCCGCCGGTCTGGGGGTTGCCCACAAAGAACCGGCACTCCGGGTCTGTCTGAAACCTGCGGACGGCTTCCTGTCTGTCTTCGCCTGTCGTGTCGCCAAAGTAAGACACTGCTGCGTGCTTGCCATACTCTTCTTGTAAGGCTGCTGCAATGTCCTTGATGTCTGCTCTGTATGTGGCCCAGATGATGACCTTACCAGATGCCTCGTCAAGCACCTCCATCAGTGCCTTCATCCGGTTATTGTCTACCGGAATAACAGTGCCATCGTCCGTTGTGAGATGCCCGCACACCAGCTGATGGAGCCGAAGCAGCTTTGTAAGAACGATCGGTGCCGAGACCAGTTGGCCTTCCAGTTCAGCCATAGCCTTCTCGCGAAGTGACTTGTAGTGTTTCTTCTGGTCGTCCGTAAGCTCCACCTCGTAGTATTGGTAGATCTTCTCGGGTAGGTCCAGACACTCAAGTTTGGTGCGGCGTGACGACCAGCTCTGAATCGAACGGGTAAGTTCATCGAGATTCTTGAAGCCCTTGACTTTAGTGAACGCCCTGTTGCCTGCGGTGATCTTGACCATCTCGGCATACTTTGCCCTGAATGTGTAGTAGCTGGTGCAGCCCAGCAGATGCGGGTTGAGGAACCAAGCCTGACTGAACAGGTCCAACGGATTATTAGTCACCGGGGATCCGGTCAGGATCCGCCGGTAATCCGCCTTACGTCCTATCTTAACCGCTGCCTTCGTGCGCTTGGCGTCCCTGTTCTTGATGGTCGTAGATTCGTCAATCACCATCAGCGTATTGTGGCAGTTGACAAATGACTCAGCCGTCTTGTAGCTGCGGTCAAAGGCCAGTGCCTCGATGTTCATGACGAAGATCTTCAACGGTTCCATGGGTGTCAGCAGCAAGTCGTAGCTCTTCTTGAGTTCCGTGTTGGCAGATGAATCCCAATATGTACCGACCCAATCGATGTAGTCTGGCATGTGTTCTGGTAGCTCCTTGGTCACCCAGTTCCTATAGGAACCCTTGTTGCCCAAGATGAACACGGCATTGATCTTTCCTGTCGCATACAACCATGCAGCCGTGTCGACCGTGGTCTTAGACTTGCCAAGGCCCATCTCCCAAAACAAAGCGTATTCGTCCATGTCCCTGCTGAGCATGAAGTCAGCGGCTTGATGGTCAAATGGCCTGGTCTTGTATTTGTAGTCAATCATGCTTTAGTTCCTCAAAGCCATAGAACCACTCATCCTTGGCACTCCACTTCGCGTGGTTCTCAACGCTGTGGACCTCTGTCGGTATCTTGAAGTCTGGTGTCTTAAGGACCGCTGGCACCAACGACACGTCATACCACAAGCAGCGGTTGTTAGGCTGGCATGCGAACTGGCCGTTGTCGAGCTGGATGAAGTTGTAGCTCTTGTGTTCCTGTACCCCTTCGCTGAAGCTGGTATCGATGCGGTTGGTATCAGGGGCTGCAAAGTCAATGGTGAACAGGTAGTTACCAAAGTGGAACTGCTTGTCCTTACCAAAGAACTTGACCTTAAGACCCCGCAGGTTAGACTTCTCGATGACTGCCATGTCATACGAGAGACAGTCCCAGATCTGCAGGAAGTCTAATGGCAGCGGATTGTCAACGGGTTTCCATACGTACGCGCTGATCGGCAGCTTATCGTACAAGGCACCATAGTTCGTCAGCATGCATTCGATTCGGAATGCCTGACCTTTGATGGCCTTGGCCGTCATCCATACGCAGGGCTCGAGTTCCCCGTGTCCCGACTCTTGGTTATACAAAAATTCTCTGCGGACAAAGCACTTTACTGGAGGGATATTTGCAACTAAAAAGCTCATAAGTCAAAGTACCTTTGGGTTCGTGGAGTGATGATGTGAAGATTCTTTTTAGTCCTGGTGGCAGCTACGTAAAACACACGCAGCTCATCGTCTTGATTCGCTTGGTATCCGTCGTAGGTCTTTGGGCTGAGGTCCGTGATCAGCAGCACGTTGTCTGCCTCGCCACCCTTACTGCCATGGATCGTGCTGATCATGATGCGGGGTTCGCCACTTAAAGCTTCCCCTTGTCTTAATGCCGAGAGAAAATATTCTTTCTCCTCGTCGCTGATGCGGTCCAGAGCCACGTGCCAGATGGCCTTGGTCTGCAGCCCATACTTCTCGTGCAGCATGTCCATGTTGACCATGTCTTCGGTCAGGGTCTTCAAGGACAAGTGACCGTGGTCTACCATCCGCTTTGACATGTGGGCATAGACTAGGCGCAGCTGATTGGCAGCGACGTATTCGCCCTTGCGCAGCTTCTCCCAGGCTCTTATGGCTAACAATGCCTCAGACTTACGAGGTGAGAATCCTTGACACTCGTAGGCATAGCCCTCACGATGGCATAAGTCAACCAATTCCCTGAGCATGTAGACATTCCTAGCAAGCAGGAGCCATGTCCCTTGGCCCATGTCAACGTGTTCTATGTCGTTGTGGTAGTTGATGGATCCCTGGTGCTTAGCAGGTTTAAATGTTTTTTCACGACGCCGAGTGACTGATCTAATGATGTCAAAGCTAAGGTCGTGCACAACCGCCGGTATTCGATAGGACTGGTCAAGCACGCGCACATTCCCATCCAAGGCGATGAAATGATCGATGTCAGCTCCTGCCCAGCGAAAGATTGCTTGATCATCATCTCCAGCAATATAAGTCTCATCAGCTTTCTCCATCATTCTTTCAACTACCTGCCATTGCAGCTTTGACAGGTCTTGCGCCTCGTCTACAAGCAGCGCCTTCAATTTAGGTACAAAGCCTTCTGACCGCATCAACTCCAGCATGTCTGTGTAATCGATCAGGCCTGAGTTGTCCTTGTATTCTTTGAGAGCCTTAGAGTACTGTTCCAGTTCAAACCAGCTAAGCTCATCGTCATTTAATTCTTCCCACTGCTGCTTGAGTGGTATGCACCTGATCCTAGCCATGCCTTCAACAAAGCGCAACTTGTCTCCTTGCGACATGCCAAGCAAGGTGCCATCTTCACCGGTGCCCGTGCCAGTGATCTCAACACCCAGCTCATTGCAAAGTTCCAAGTAATGGCTGTATTG